CTAATGGTAACAACACTTCATATCGTATGGGAACACCATCTAAAGCGATTGTGGCTGCTGGTATCAAGAAACTTTATGGAACAGGTTTCGCTTACGGTTCTTAATTGAAACTAGAGGTGCCCTTAATTGGGCACCTCATTTTAACCTTGGGAGGAAAAAATGTATCATAAAATAAGTTCAATGTGCGATAAAATTCGTGTAATTTATGATAAGTCAGAACAGTTAAGGATAGCAAAATATGGTCATCAAGATGATGAAACAAGTGGAGTATCATCACAGATAGAAATTGATACAATGATAAGAGATATACAACAAATGTGTAGAGAGATAGCAAATGATAAAGGAAAATATAATAAGTATCCAGCAAAAAAGAATGCTTAGAACATTCGCTATCGTATTGATTGGGTTGTCCTTACAAGGATGTTTGGCGACCAGGTCTCAAATCGGCGCCGGTTTAGGTGCAACAACAACGACAGTTGCTTGTGTTCAAATGGGTATTGACAATCCATATGTAATTGCAATGTGTACTTTAGGTGGTGCAATTGCAGGTGCAGAATATATGTATCAGTCAGACTATGATGTTCACTATGGCACTTTTGTAGACCACATGAATGTTGCAACAAGTGGTTCATCATATACAAATTGGCACAACAGAAATACAGGTAATAGTGGTATAATAAAAACAACAAGTTTATATTATCAAGGACCTTTTAAATGTGTTGATTATGATGTGACCGTTGATATAACAAATTCATGGCCAGTTATTGGTATGGGTAATGTAGACAGAAGAACAGAATTTGGAACGGCATGTCAAATGCCAGATGGTAGATGGTTAGAAAAACCATATAAAAATCCTTATACAGGAGAGTGGGTGAGTGCAAATGAATAATAATGAATATGGATTTATAGTATTTTGCAAATTGATTTTATTATCATGGGTATTTGTATGGGCAGGTGCAGTTGCAGATGAAGAATTTCACCCTAAAGTAAAACCAATAAAACAACAATATTGTTTTACAAAAATTATAATAACAACAAAAGGTGATACCGTAACCAAAGAAGAAAAATTAATCTGTGCAGACGGCAGAAAAAATTTTGATGAACCAGGTTATTGGGAATTGTTTTCAGAATTTTATTATCGTGATACAAATGCACCAAGTTATTGCAGGTATTATGATAGACCGAATCATGCTTTTAAAACACCAGGAAAAGCATGTCTTACAAAATCTGGTGATTGGGAGGTCCAATGATTAAAAATATAATAATATTTACTCTTGGATTCATTATTATTACTATGACTAGTCTTACGATTGAAGAAGTTGTAATACATCTTAGTGGCAGTATAAATAGTGTTATTGATAGAGTGATAGGAGTAATATAATGAAAAATTATATAATAGTTGTATTTGCATTAACATTAGGTGCATGTTCAACAACAAACAATCCAATGTATTCATTTAAAACTGAAAGCACGGATTTAGTAACAACAGTTCCAGGTTGGTTCATGGCAGATTATTCTAACATGAAACTATGTGGTAAAGATACTCAAGAAGGTATGTGTATATTTGGGGCAGGTACATCTGTATCGCCTGATTTAAACCTTGCGATTGAGAAGGCGAAGATGATTGCAAAATCTGAAATTGCTGATATGATAAAAGGCACAATGAACAAACAAAGTAAACAGTTCATTTCTGAAATCGGTAAAGATAAAGAAAAACATGTTATAACTGAAGTTGAAAGTGCCTTAGTTAATTCAATACAAGATACTCCAGTTCGTGGGTATGAAATCTTTAAACAAGATGTTACAATTACTAAAGATGGTAATTATCGTGCATATGTTGGATTAAGACTACCTATGGGTGAGTTAAATAAGATGTATAATTGGGATGCTATGAGTTCAAATGAAAGTAGTAATTTATAGTAAAAACAATTGTATATACTGTACTAAAGCCAAGACTATGTTAAATAGTCTTGGTGTAAAGTATGATGAAAAAAAATTAGAAGATTTTAAAACAGTAGATGATATGTTAGAAGATATAGGAAGAAAAGTTAAAACAATGCCACAAATAAAAATTGATGGTGAATTAATTGGTGGGTATCATCAGTTAGTTGAATATTTTGATGACCAAGGTCTAGTCAATTTCAAAGGAGAGAAAGTTGAGTAAGGATAAAGATAATATTATACAATTCCCTAATGGTGGAAAAATAAAACCATTTGATAATATGGTTGATGAACATTCTATTAAGAATGTAACAGTTGGTGAAGAAAGAGAACAACAAGAATTAGAATTAGTTGAAGCTTGTGTAGATGAGTGTGCTATATCATTAATAAAACATTTAGTAGATTATGGATGTGATATAAATAAAAAACATTTTTATGGTGATTTAGGATTTATCACAGAAATGATTAGAGCATTAGTTTATAGAGATTTGAATAGAAATCATATATCACAAGCATTGATAGATAAAATTATAACTATTCAATATAATGCTAATAATGAAGTGCAACCTATAATAAATTATAGTAAAGTTTTAGTTCCTAAAGATTTAAAAGAAAATATGTTAGGTAATGAAAATTCAGGTATTTCTTTTGAGGAATCCGAAGAAGATGAACAAGAAATAATTTTTGAACCAGATTTTGAATTTCCACCAGACCCAACGGATAATGAAAGTATATCAGATATTTCTGATTGGAAACCAACACAAGAACCGGAAGATGATAAATGATTTTAATTGATTTAAACCAAGTGTTGATATCTAATTATATGGCACAAACAAGAGGACAACAAGAACCTAATATAGATATGTTTAGACATATGGTGTTGAATAGTATTAGAGGATATAATTTAAAATTTAAACAGAAGTATGGCACACAAATATTATGTGCTGATTCAGCAAACCCTTGGCGTAGAGAATATTTTCCTAACTATAAACATCAAAGAAGACAAGGTAGAATTGAAACTAAAGAATCAACGGATAAATGGGATGACCTTTTTGATATTATTACAGTTGTAAAACAAGAGATTGCAGAAAACTTTCCTTACATGGTTTTATCGGTAGATAATGCAGAAGCAGATGATATTATTGCTATACTATGTAGAGAAGCAAATCATAATAAAGAAAATGTTATGATAGTATCTGGTGATAAAGATTTTATACAGTTGCACAAATATCCTAAAGTAAAACAATATAGTCCGATTCAAAAGAAATTTATTAAAGATGAAGACCCAATAAAATTTTTACATGAACAAATTATAAAAGGTGACCGTTCTGATGGCGTGCCTAATATTTTATCTGATGACAATGTTTTTGTAACAGGTGAAAAACAACAACCAATACATAAAAAAAGATTACAAGAGTGGGCAGAATTAGACAACATACCACTCGGTAGTATAACAAGATTAAATTATCAACGAAATAAAAAGTTGATTGATTTAGATGAGATTCCTCTAGCACTACAAGAGGATATTATAAATACTTACAGGTCATATCAAATACCCGATAGTTCTAAACTATTACAGTATTTTATAGACCATAAGTTGAAAACATTAATGAGTAATATAAATGACTTTTAAACATGAGGTGAAATTATGGTAGAAAGAAATCCAAATCTAATATCTCCTGCGGCTATGACTTCCATGGCTCAAGGTGGAACAGGCAAACCGTTATTTAGTGAGGTGTTCACTAAAGTAAATAACGCTAAAGTAAAATCAAAAAAAATAGAAATCTTAAAAGAGAATGATACACCAGGATTAAGAAGAATCTTGAAAGGTGCATTTGACCCTAAAATTGTATGGGATTTACCAAAAGGTACACCTCCATATATGGCGAATGAAGCTCCTGCAGGAACAGAACATACTGGACTTGAATCTGAATCTAATAAACTATGGCATTTTGTAGTTGGTGGTGATAATACATTATCTAAAACAAGAAAAGAAACTCTATTCGTTCAAATACTAGAAGGTCTTCATAAAGATGAAGCTGTAGTATTGGTTGGAATAAAAGATAAGAAGTTGCATAACATGTATAAAGGACTAACAGCATCCGTTGTAAAATCCGCTTTCAATTGGAATGATAATTATATTGATGTCAATAAAATAAAGTAAAAAGTGCTTGACAAATCGTGTGAGGTCCTGTATAATGGACCTATTATATTATGAACATAAAAGAAATAGTACAAATACCTTATACAATGAATCCTCGATTCAAACCTGTGGCAGATGTTGTCATGAAGGAATATACCGATGATTTATATAATGAGAGAAACTTTGAATTTCAAACTCTAGCAGATGAAATGTGTTTTGAATCTTATATTGCAATACAAGAATGTTTAGTTGAAAAAACATCTAGAGCAATGCAATTGACAGATGAACCTTTTTATTCAATTATAGAAATGGGTTTAGAAATACCTGATGATATTATCATAATGCATAAAGGTAAAGTTGAGGCAGGTTTTGTTGCAATGGCGAGTGGTTGGAATCCTGGCAAAGTGCAAGGTCTAACACTAGAAGATGTTCATGAATCAGTTGCTGATAGTGAAATGTTAAGAAAGGCAAGTGATGGTATCTGGCGTGCTATGACAAGTGGTTCATCTTATGAAAGATATACATGGGGCATATCACCACTAGGAAGTTTAAGTAATCATCCAAGTAGACATAGACCGAATTTCAATAAAATAGATGATTTATATTTTAGAGTTGAACACGAAAGAACATTAACAGTTGATAAAGATACAGCAGCTTTCTTTATTGATGTAGAAGTACATCCTCTATCTTCCATATTTTATTTAAAACATGAATACAAAGATTTAATTAAAGATTCTATTAATAGTATGACAGATAATGTCTTACAATATAAAAACCTAGTTAAGGTTAAGGAGTTGATAAATGAGAGCAATTAAAAAAATACCTTATAAATTTGTCCATGTATATTGGATTGATATTCAGTCTGATAGTTCATGGAGAAGTATTGAAGATGTAAAATCAGATGATTTACCTAGATGTTTAAGCACAGGTTTTTTAGTAAGTGATAATGATGATGAAGATATGATTAGACTTGTATCAGATTTTAATTTTAAAGAGGATGGTAGTATTGATGAATGTGGAAATTCTACAATCATACCAAAATGTGTAGTTCAGGAAGTAAAAGAAGTTAGTTAAATATGGAGATTATATTATGAGTAAAGAGATAGACCAATTTTTGAAAAAACAATTAATAGACACACCTAAGTTTCTTAAAAATTACTTAAAAACGGATATTGAAAAAACAAAAGAACAAAAGTATTACAAATCACCAGTCATAACATACTATACTGGTAATTGGGGTAAAGATTTAGAAGACAATCTAACACCTACTCAAAGAAACAAATTAAGAAAAGAAATGTTAAAATTAAATACTAAGTTAGTATTTCTTTCTAGAAAATTACCTAACAATGTTGGTGGGTATGACTATGTTGCTTATGTAAAATGATTAGCAGAATAATTAATATATTTTATCAGATAATCGCTGGTGCATTTTATACACTAGTCATATATTATATCGGTACATTTAATCCGAATCAATATATATTAAGAGATTTTCCTGAACCTAGTTTTCAATATACAAACAAGGAAGAATATGTTGATAGATTAAATCAATGTGTAAACAAAATAGAATCAACAATAACAAGAAACAATTACATACCTAGAAATATGATTATTGCACAATCAGTTTTAGAAACAGGTTGGGGCGAATCAGACTTAGCAAAAGATTCAAACAATCTATTTGGTATAAAGGCATTTTCAAACAAAGTACCTCATAGACATGCAAAAGAAAACACGGATGTCATGTATAGAGTATTTTTAAATAAATGTGATTCGGTAAAAGAATACTACCGTTTATTAAATGAACATCAAGCATATTATAAGTTTAGAAGATATAGAACACAGACATTATTAAATGATGAACAGATGAATCCTAAAGTTGCAGTTCAAACTATGACCAGATATAGTGAAACACCTGATTATGCAAATAGGGTTATACGAATAATTAAAGAGTTAGAATCATTATAAATATAAGTATGTTTTTAACTTACTTAATATTAATTAGTGGTATAGCACTATCTATTATAGCCGCAGGTTATAGTATAATAGGATTAGCAGCTTTATTTGCAGGCGCCACAACAGCAATATATGCTATGGGTGGTGCATTAGAAGTTGCAAAACTTGTTATAGCAAGTTGGTTGTATAATAATTGGAAGAATCCATTATTACCAAAATCAATTAAATATTATTTAACAAGTGCAGTTATAGTTTTAATTTTTATAACTTCGGTAGGTATTTTCGGATTCTTATCAAAGGCACATTTAGACCAAGTTGTACCAGAAAGTAATAATGCATTACAAGTACAAATATTAGATGAACAAATAGAACAACGACAAAAAACAATAGACCGTTCACAAAAACAATTAACAAGAATGGACGATTTAATTGAAACTCAATCAGAAGAATCAAGTTGGTTTAGTAGTAGTTCACAAAGAGCAATAACAGAAAGAAATAATCAAAAACAAGAAAGAATAACATTAGAAGAAACGATAGAAGAAAGTTTAAATAAGATTAATGAATTATCAGATAAAAAGGCAGGTATAAGAACAGAACAATTAAAGATAGAGGCAGATTTAGGTCCTATCAAATATGTTGCAGAATTTATATATGGTGATGAAGCAGTAAATCACTTTGACAAGGCAGTAAGAATCATTATTATAATATTGATATTTGTATTTGACCCTGTTGCAGTATTAATGTTAATATCAGCAAACATATCTTTTAAAGAAAGAAGAATGTTAATCGGAGAAACCGTTGAAGAATTAGAGGACAATAGTGAAGATATTAAAAACCTAGTACAGAATAAGAAAGATAAATTAGTTAAAGAATTAGTTGAAATAATTACAGCAAATAAAAAAGATTGGAAAAAGGATAGGGATTATAAAGAATTTATGGAATCCCTTACTGATGAGGAAAGAGCAATATTAAGTCCAGATGAGATTAAATTGAAGTTGAATCAAATACATACATGGTCAGATAGTGATGATAAATACAAAAATAATGTGTAAAAATAGCTTGACAAATGATATAAACTCCTGTATAATGGTATTATGAATATATTTGCATTAGATAAAAGTCCAGAAGTATCTGCTGAAATGGCATGTGATAAACATGTAGTCAAAATGATACTAGAATCAGCACAGATGTTATGTGCAGTCCAGAGAGTGCAAGATGGTGTCATGTATCATGGCAAGTCAGCGAATGGTCGTAAAATTAAAAGATGGCGTCATCCTGATACTATGATGGAACAGACATTGTACAAAGCAGGGTGGATTAATCATCCATCAACCCAATGGGTTATGAAAAGTGCATACAATTATAACTGGTTGTATAGACACTTCATTGCTCTTAACGAAGAATTTAAGAAGAGGTTTAAAGGTGTAGACCATACTTCAGTTGTAAAACTAAAAGAAGTATTGAGAAACCCACCTA